AACAGTAAACTTTAATCCCTGACTAATTGACACCGCCTACCCAGTTCTGCTACTATTCGATTGTGGGGTGTTAAATGGTTATTTCTAACTACTTTGATGACGTAGATGAGCTTCTTCACTGTGCTATGTGTGGAAGGATAGAGGAGCTTAACAACTTCTCCCGTTGTAAAGAGTGTCAGCTTGACTATGAGGATAGGTATGGGACTACTCTTAATCACTTAAACTCTGCCTACCCTGTAGAGATTAAGAGTGATACTCTTGAAGCAGCCAAGTCTATTATCCCACTTCTAGCTGGTGACATGGCTGGTGAGAAGAAGGCAGAGTATCTTGCCTTCAGGTATACAGGCTTCTCTATCCGTGAAGCCGTTGAAATGACAGGTATTCACTGGAAAACCGTCTATAGATGGCGACAGGATGCTAAGTTCTTTGAGCTTGAAAATGCCAGCTCAGGCCCTTCTAGAGGTGAGATTAGAAAAGAAGTCATGCATCTTCTGTTTGTCAGGAATATGCATCTGAAGCTGCGCAAAGACTATATGGTTCTGCGCAGAGCAAATAAGAAGGACTTAGCGTCTGATGGTACTGTGCTGCCGTTGGAAACAGGTGACCGAGACTACTTAAATAAAATAGCTACTTACTACACTCCTCAGCAGTTGGAGATTGTAGAACGTCTGCTGGAGAAGGAGGTTGGCATAAGTACAGCTAACTTCGACTTTGGAAAGTTTATCATGGAGCTTAGTCGTGAAAAGCTAATTATCCGATCCTCCAATCAGTTAGGAGGTACTTAAATGGCGCTTACTGGGAGTCGTAGATCAACTTCTGGTCGAAGGTCAACTTTAGGTAGACAAGCAGCCTCTCGTCGTAACGCTAATAAAGCTCACATTACTCGCTGGGGATTAAGAGGTGGAAGGCATAAAAGTAAACGGAGGCCCTAGAAGGTCGTGGCGTGAGGGAGATTGTGGGCTACCAGTACACGAGGGCTGCCTTCCTCAAGAAAGGTTGGGTCACTGCCAAAAGTGTGGTGTTGAAGCCTTGCTTGGTGATGGCTTGTGTGTAAGGTGTTGGGATACTACCTGGACTGGTAAGTGGGCTAATGCCAGCTCTAACTAAGGACCAGCTCTTTGCCTTAGCTGAGCTTATCAATGACCCTGACGAGCTGAAGTTTATCCGAGCTTTTATTCGTATACCCAATAAGTCTCGTCAGGATGTTCCATTTGACCCTTGGCCAGTCCAAGTACGTTTGATTGCTAATCTTGGCCTCCGAAACATAGTAGTCAAGGACACTCAATGCGGCTCCACTTCCATATATACGGCAGTATTCCTTAAACGTACAGCTACTCAGCCTAACACCACCACTATTATCATGGCTCACAAGGAGCTTATTACTCAACGCCTCCTTCACAGAGCTAAGGTATTCTATGACTCTCTTCCTGCTCCGATAAGGCCAGCTCTTGACCATAAGTCTGCTTACGAAATGAGATTTCCTGCCATTAACTCAGTTATGTATATTGCTACTGCTGGAGCTGCTATTGAAGGCCGGGGCGAGCCTATACATAACTTACTTTTATCTGAAGCTGCCTTTTATCCTACTGGTACAAGAGAGCGTATTATTCTTCCCATGATAGAGAGAGTACCTCTTGATGGCTGTGTGGTGGCAGAGAGTACACCTTCAGGTGAGGATGAGTTTATTTACCCAGAAGTGCAGAGAATCTTGTCTGGTGAGAGTGCTTTCAGACTTAATGTAGTTTGCTGGTGGGACAATCCAGATAATTTTATGTTACGTGGGTCTGAGTTAGCTTTGCGACAAGATCAAGGCCCACTTACTTACAGTGGGGAGGAGCAACTTCTTGTTAATCAGTATAATCTATCTGAAAACCAAATACGCTGGCGGAGAGCTAAGATTGCTTTCATGGGCCAGCTATTCTTTCAAGAACACTTGGAGTCTCTGAGTAGCTGTTTCCTAACTGTGGACAGTCCTTATTACCTTATTGGCCCCATGCTCGAAATAACTGCTAGGTGCTATCCTGCTCCGCATACTGGACCTGGTGGAGCTTTAGTCTGGTTTGCTCCTGAGGAAAGAGGACACTATGTTATGGGGGTTGATCCTGGACAAGGTAAACAAACTGAAACAGTCTGTAGTGTTTGGAGGGTATTTCCTCCTCCAATAGAAGACGAGCCTCTGCGTGGTCCTCAGTTAGTTGCTAGACTCTCTGGCTTAACTGAAGCGGCGGCGATGAAAGACGACATCATAGCATTGGGTAAGTGGTATAACTGGGCTCTTATTAACCCTGAGGCTAACGGTCACGGTCAGGGTTTAATTCGTGAGATTAAAAACTATCCAAATCTCTACTGGCGAGAGGATATAGTCTCTGGTAAGAAGTCAATGGTAATTGGCTGGCTTACCACGTCTAGGACTAAGCCCTTTATGATGCAGACACTCAAGCAGGCAATGTTAAACATGGAATGTTACGATGCTGAGCTTATGCGACAGTGCCGTGGATTTCGAGACTTAGGACAGGGTAAGGTATTACCAACTACAATGGACGACAATCACGATGCTGCTGGCTTAGCTCTTGTTGCCGCCTCTGACCTTAAGCCAGGAAAACACAGAGGCTTCAAAGGCTCATCTGGTCATACTTCATGGGACTCTTAGAGGAAAGTAATCATGCCTCACAAGATTAAAAATGGTGCCGACTTAGCTAAGGAAGTTAACCTCCTTGCCTCCTCCTGGAGTATGAGAAGTACTGCCATTAAAAAGTGGTATAACATGATTCGTCTTACGGACGACCTAAAACAAGCTAAAATGGAGTCTGTTATTAGCTCAGATCCCCGAACTAGCTTTAATATGGCTTCCTGGCTTCTTACTCCTAAGACTCCTGTATTTACAGTAGACACTGAGGGTATGACTGAAGAGGAAGTTGGTAATGTTGGCGCTGTTGAATCTTACTGCAACCGAGAGTATTTAAGAGAACAAAGGAGGACTGCCTCTTCCCTCTACGGCCGGTTTGATAAGCGTCTAGTAAACTATATGCTGGCTACTGGCTGGTATGCTGTAGGTAGTTATCCAACACCTGATGGGTGGATGTGGGGTGTGTGGAATCCAGCTTCTGTTTATCCTGACTATAACCAAGATGGGCAGCTTGTACAAGTAGCCAGGCGCTACCAGATCCCTAGCAGGCAAGCTCTTAGTAAAATACGCTCTGAAGGCTGGCAAGAACCTCAGCGAGCTTGGAGTGGCGGAAAACTTTATGTGTACATTAAGTGGTGGATGGATTGGGATACTGAATTACAAGAGGAGGTTGCCTGGTTTTGTGCTGGGATAGGTAATGAGCTGGTTTCTCCACCTGGTCCTACTCCTTTTCGTGCTATACCTATCCAGGTTGCTCCAGTTGCTGGTCTACCTGATGATGGTACTATTACTCAAGATGATTCTTGGCGGGCTGAGATAGGTAATTCCTTAGTAACTCCCGTATTAGACATTCAGAAAAACTATAACAAGATGATGAGCTATATGCAACAGCTTATCCGTGATACGGCTAACCCTCGCTGGGTTGAGAAAGTTAGAGGCTCCAGCGTACTTGATCCTGAGAAACTGTTTGAGCGTGGAGCGACCTTCACTATTGAACCTGGCGAGGACATATACCCACTAGCCACTCCTCCACTTCCTGCAGAAATGAGGTCACACGAGTTTGACCTCCGCAATCAAATACAGCGGGCTAGCTTCAGTGACCTTACCTTTGGTAATGTAACTCAACAGGTTAGTGCCATGCTTGTTACTCAAGTAACAGCCTCAGCTCAACAAATTCTTAACCCGTTCCAGATGGGGGTATCTGCTGTCTTTAGTGGGATAGCAGTCTTAAATATAGCTCACATGAGGCTGTTTGGCTTTCCACTATTAAGTGGACAAGCAGCGTTCTCTAAACTGCCTGAATTACTCACTATTGACTTTAAGTATGACGTAGCGATACCTGGGGACTTTCTTAATCGAGCTAACTCAGCTAGGATATTGAATCCTGACTTTCGTCTATCTACCTCAACTCTAATGGAGCTGTTAATACCTGAAGTTCGTAATGCTATTATTGAGAGAGGAAACCTACAGGCTGAGGACGCTCTTAATAACCCTATTGCTCGTGCAGTACTCTCTATGTGGCAGTTGCAATTAGCTGCTCGTGAAGCGAGGAATAATAATGATGAGCAGCTGGCAGCTATGCTAGAGAGAGCAGCTGCTCTTATGGAAGGACAGACTTTTGGCTCTCAGAGACCTGAAGCTATGAGGCAAGTTGAGGGAGCTCCTGATATACAAGCTCTCCTGGGAGGACGGATGTAATGGTAAGTTGGAGGAGAGAATGAAGCTATTAGTCAGATGTGTGGGCTATGACTCATGCTAGTCAGCTGGAGATGGCAGGGATTGAAGTATCTGAGAAGGGTATACTCTTAGTTGCTTTAGTTGATGAGTCTGGAAAAGTGTTGACTGTAGAGAAGCTTGAGAGTCTTGATAAATCAGGTAATTTAGATTACTGGAGTAAATTAAGTGGTGACTCCAAGAACTGAACCGTTTCCTGGATTTATTGATGCTGCTGGAGAGCTGGATAAGAAGCTAAGCGCTCTTAATACTCAAATAGATACTCTTCGGCCAGCAGAGCCTCCTCCTGGTGTACCTGCTTTCAGAGCTATGGAGCCTCCAGGTCAGATGCCGTCATCTGATCTAAGCTTAGTAGACACTATAAAAGTAAGTGTTGCTGCTCTAGCTAGGCTAACTACTATACCTGGAATACCAAGAATACCTGGAGTTACAACAATACCTGGAATTCCAGGTGTAACTGAGATACCTGGTGTACGTGAGAGAGGTCGTGAAACTATAGCTGTAGTGACTCCTACTCCTGCTACCCAAGCTGAAGCACAGCTTCTAAGTCAACTGCGTCTACTTGAGCAACAGAGGTTTAGCCTTCTCTGGCAGCAGCACATCTTAGCTGCTATACCTGTAGGTGCAGGCTTACCTACTGATAATCCAGGTCATATAGCAAGTATAGGCGATGTGCTTGCTAAGTACGCTAATCCATCTATGACAGAAGAAGATAGGCTATTTGCTACCCGTATCTTAAACCAATCGCAGTTGGCCTTAGCTCCTCAACCTGTTCAGATTACTGTAGCTGACAAGGAGCGTGTTATACGTCAGGTAACTAATGATCGATCTATAAGCACTTATGGCATCCTTACAGCCTCAAGCACTAACCTTATGCAAGTAGCAAGAAGTCTGTCTCAACCACAACTTCCTATTGGTATGACTCAGGAGGAATTCGCTAGTCTTACTAAGGAGGCTCAGTGGTCTGAGGAGGAGATTGATGCTGCGACTAAGAAAGGCGGTGATGACGCTAAACTTATCCAAGAGTCCTGGGCTGAGGTAAACGCTAGACACGCTGTCTTAATGAGTGCGATACCTAACCTTGAAATTGGCAAGCTAACTCAGATGATTCAGGATAAGCAAATCTCTGCTGTGTTGAGTAGACCTGCCTTAGCATTGATGCTTCCATTAAGTATCTATCAAAAGCAATGGAGCTTTGTTACTGCTGGCTTTGTAAGTCACGCTATCAGTGCTCCAGACTCTACCCAAAGTATACTTGACCGAGTAAGTAATAATTTGTTTACTCCTGTTTCAGTCCCTATGAGATTTATCTTTGGCCAGTCTGAGCAAGAGTATGAGGAGTTTGAAAAGCTTTTCCAGGAGGCTAGGACTGGAGGTAGAAGTCAGTGGTCAGCTTATAGTTACTCCTTTGAAAACAGTCACACTAATGGGTTTAAGAAGTTTACAGCTGAAGTAGCGTTTGACCCTATTACTTACTTCGGATTTGGTGTCTACGCTAAGCTACTAAAGTCATTACCTCCTGTAGGTCCTTTACTGCCTGGGCTGGAGCTGGGGTTTGTGAAAGGAATTGACCCTATTTATATGGGATTTCGTCAAGGACTTGGTAAGCTGGCTGCACTTGAGACTGGATGGATTGAGCTTACTGATGTTGCTGCTCGTGGAGTTCAAAGAGGGCTAACTAAAATAGGTGGTAAGACTCTTAATATGATGGTAGGAGAGAGTACTGCCAACTCAATGCGTTTGATTCGTGCGGAGACTTCTAAATATTTTAATAATCGGAGATTTCTATCTCTCTCCTCAACACAGGTTAAGAGCTTTCTAAATACCTCTGCTCGATTTGCTGTGAGTAATCCTGGAGATTCTACACCTTTTGCTTCTGTGGGGCAGCTCTTAGTGCGGAGAGTGCCGATAACTGCAGTAGAAATATCTAGCTTAGCTCGTAGGTTAGGAGTTCAATTAGAACCTGAAATGTTAACTGGCTCTGCCTTTGCTCAGCTTGATACTAATATAGGCCATGCAGTAGGACTCGGTGGTAAAATACCTAAAGAAGAAATCTCACTCCAAATCTTAGACTTCTTCCAAGCTCCAACAACTACAGCAGCTAAGGATACTGTAGTAGCTTTTTTAACTGAGTTAGAGCAGAGAACCTTTCGCAATTTAGATTCAATGCTTAAGCCTGAGCGTACAGTAGACATTCTCCGTAATGTGTTTGACCATGTGAAGACTGGTACTGAGGCCACTTTAAGGGCTGACTCAACTGCCATTCGTGGAAGGATGGCAGCTCTCAGTGCTCCTCTAATCTTTGTAGATACCCTATATAAATTCAGTGCTATCCAAGTGATGGATAGAATAAGCTCTACTGTTGCTCGTAGCTACTTGATGTTTGCCTTCTATTCTCCGTTTAATATGCTTGAGAATGCATTGAAGATGGGATTAGCTAAGATGAATCCTTTCCATCGTGGAGAGATAGTAACTGAGCTTCAGGACTTAACCGCTGGACTTATTGGTCTGTCAGATATATTTGAGCTCTCGACTGGTTTTAATCAAGGGATTATACAGGAACTGGGTGCAGTGACCACTGCTCGGCGTATTCAGCCGGACCGACTTACAGGTATGAGTCAAAATACTTATCGTCGTTTACTCAATGAGAATCGTGAAGGCTGGAAGGCCTTCGTTATGGGGCTTCCTGACAAGACATTTATTAATTATGGAGGCCGGATAGGATTGAAGCAGCAAGCTAACTATATAGTCCAGGCCTATAAGCGTGACTTATGGGATAGGTTTCCAGAGATTATGGAAGCTGCTCGGACTGTTACTCAGAATCCAGAGTATCTAGCTGAGCTTAGTCGGGCTACTAATCCTGATGTTGCTAAGGGAGTGGCACATAGAGCTTTTAGCGTAGCTATAACTGATACTAAGCTGCTAGATACCATGCCTGATACCTTTACTCTCCATACTGTTGATGTGAATAAACTTAACGAAATGGTTAATCAAGCTTATGAACTTGGGCCAACCATTTTAGATCTCTTCCGGCAGAAGATTACTTCTCGTGAGTTTCTACCTAACCTTGACAGGTTTATAGCTGAGGCTAAAAATCTAAAGTATCAAGAGATATTCTCTCAGCCAAACCTTATTCGTCAGCAGATGGAAGGCTGGATAAACTTTATGGTGGCTAATCCAGCTAAGACCTTAGATGAGCTTAGAGCTCACATTCGTCATCTACAGGAAATGACTGAGCTAGTTACTCAATCAGTAGACACTAATATGGTGATGATGCAGCAGTACGGAACTACTATAACTAACCCCACTGCTAAGAGTACAGCCTTTAAGTCTAACTGGGATGATGTAATAACACCTCTGTTGGATGGTGCTGAGCTTCAAATACGTCGGCTAGCAGCTGAGCTGACAGCTAACACTCAATTAGCTGGTGCTGCTGCCGGTGATTTTGAGCAACTTATTACTGCCAATATTCGTCACTGGGAGCTCTTAGCTACTACACGCAGGCAGCAGCGTGTTTTAGAAGATAATTTGATGTCTCAAAGACCTCTTCGAGGTGCTCCAAGAGCTGAGGAGTTGGCTTTCTGGCAGAGGTTTTATTCGGAACGTACTGCTCTCTGGGAAAGTGCTAGAGACCAGATCTTGACTAATCAAGCTAACTTACTAGAATTAGGAGTCGAACTTCAAGCTGGTCCTACTGCTTCTGTTTTATTTAAGCCAGCTACTGGCCGTCCTTTGGCTCCTATGGATATAGCTAACTTGTTTGGTAGTATAGTCCAAGATGTACAGCAAGGTCTCTATATTCCTGAAATGGGTGTGTTTAGAAGCCGTAAAGAGTGGGTAAGCCGTGTTATGGCTAGAGCCAATCGTGTGGCTAAAAAGCAGAACACCACTGCTCAATCTCTGGGATTTAATCCTCAGCAAGTTGGCTTTGTGTACGATCAGTTTATGCAGCAGCTTAGAGGTTCTGAGCTTGTTGGTAACTTAGCTAAGCCAGCCTTTACTCAGTTAGAGGCTCTGAAGATTCAGATTGAGTTCTATGCTATGCAGAGGAATGCTCTATTTCCGGCTGAGGGTAAGGAAGCCATTGCTGACTACATACAGAAGGTGAAGGCAGATCTTTTAGCTAATCCTGATACTCGGATACTTAGTCGTGACTTGCTGACAGATGAGGACGGAGCTCTACTGCAAGTAGCGCTGACTAGAGAAGAACAAGCACGTATAGAGGCCTTAATTCAAA